GAGCAGGAGCAGGGGCAGGAGCTTTGAGTGTACGGATTTCATTTGCCATCATTTCCATCATTTTCAACATTGCAGCATTCTGATCCATAGCAGGAGCAGGAGCTGGGGCTGGAGCAGGAGCAATCATGGGAATCTCAATACCTTCTTCAGCAGCCTTGCTCTTGGCTTTGTTCATAGATGTTGTGGCTCGTTCAGTCAATGACTTGGCTTTATTGATTTCCTTATGCACTTCCATTACATTCTTGATTACCTTTTGTTTCCTCACCTTTGTCTCCCTTGCTTGAGCTAACCCCTGCCGTCGTCCCTTCAAGTTCGCCGTCCGCTTCACAATGGGTATATCCTCTGTCACGAACTCCGTCTCGTCCTCCGTGTCGCTCTGGCTTTGGCTCTGGCTCATTTATCTCTTCTTCAACAATATTTTCATCTAGGAATTTTGCGTAGTCTTCGACGAAGTAATTGACATTCTCAATTGCATGACGAACACTATCACCACTTTTACACATCAGGGCAAGATTCACCATCGTGTTCCTGAACCGAACACTGATATTATTTAGTTTCTCCTCTCGTAGTGTTTTCCACTGCTGTTCCTTCATTCTTGGGTTTAGTATCTATCGATATAATTTTCTCCAGAACCTCAACGATTACAGGTTCTTTGAACTGCTGAATGGTATGGTCGTCAGGATAATTATACTTACGAAACAGCTCTAGTGCAGGACACTTGACAGAGTTCGGTAGGGGTAGACGATCCATTTCTTTTTTATACTCTAACTAACAATAAAAACCATGCGAGTTGCCCCCAAAGAAGGACGACGACTACGCTTTATCCGCCTCGAGACCGCCCAAGTTCCTTACAAGAAATGGAAGGCGTTTTTTCAAGATCAGGATGGCAAGGAATATGTGAGATACTTTGGCGGTAAGATGGCGGACGGCACTGCCTATGCTGACTATACAACATCAGGAACAGACCAACAGCGTACCAACTATTTATCTCGCCACAAGCACGACCTAGACTTTCCTCTGAAAGAAGCCAAAGTTCATAATGACGAACTTTTTCTCATAGCACCTGGTCTGCTTTCTTATTATATACTTTGGGGCGAACACCGAGACATCAAGCAGAACATTCGCGATTACAAGAAGAGATTCCTGAATGGTAATTTCTTGGCTACAGACAATAATCAAGATGAGTGACAGAGAACAATACAAGGTAAAGAAAGTATCGACTGAATTGGAAGATGACGATCTTCCAGACCTAGATAAGTTCCTGATGAAGTTTTATACCATCAGCGGATTCATTGCTCCTACCAATTCAGGTAAGACAAATCTTATTATCAATCTCTTGAACCGACGACCATTCTACCGAAAGAAGTTCGATAAGATTATTTTGATTTCTTCCACTTACATGATTGATCCGATGTGGAAAAAAGCCAAAGGGATTGATGAAGCGTATGAGGAATATGATGACCGCATTATCCAAAAGATTATTGATGAGCAAAAAGCATCCCTGCAAAAAGATGGCAGGAATGAAACTCCCAATGTTCTTCTAATTCTTGATGATGTGATTGACCAAATTCCTAAAGAGAAGTCTGCCCTCAATTCTCTTTCGATGCGTTTACGCCATTACAAAGTCACATGCTGGATCACGACGCAGAAGTTCAATAAACTCCCAGTTGCTTTCCGCAATCAAGTGCAGTATTGGATTCTATTCAAGACGGCTATCAAGAACGAGGTTGAGCGTGAATCTATTGCTCATGAGGTTGGTTCGTTTACTTCAAAAGAAACATTCATGAAACTTTGGGAAGCAGTGGGTGATAATAACTGGAATTTTATGGTTGTACATATCCGTTCTCCAGAGAACAAGATGTTCCGTCGAGAGTTTCAAAAGTATCTTAAAATAGCGGATTACGATGACGAATCTTCTAGCGATAAGTAATAAAATGGGTTGGTGGGAAGATTTCACCGAACTTCTTCAAAGGGCAGGTTCAGCCTATTACACAATTGCTACGAACTCTCAAGTCCGTCAGAAAGTTGCAGGAGGAGTTTTAGATGCAGTTGTGAATGATAAGCGAAGTGTTGGCGAGAAGCTTGTAGGTGCTACTGAAGCATACTCATTCATTTCAGGTCATAATCCTAATGAGATTCCTCAATCTGCCAAAGATGTGATTCGCACATCAGGAGATGTTATTGGGTTTGCCGAGTCCCAGCTTCCTGGTATAGATGCAATCCATGCAGGACTTACAACCGCAACAGAATTGGCTGCAGGTCGCGACCCAGCCCATCTAAAAGACTTTATAGCAGAAACGGCTGTAGCGTTTGCTCCTCCTGGTGTCTCGGCAGCATACACTGCATACAAGGAGTTATCGAATCTTCCAACAGTCGACGCAGCAATCAAGAGGGAAGCAATTGCACCACCTACTCCCAGTTCTGTTCCTTTGATTCCCAAAGTTCCTATGCCCATGCCCATGCCCATGCCCAAATCTGAACCTCTAGCTCCAGCTCCTTCTTCTCGCATTGAGCGTCTAGACAATCTAGCCAAGTCGCAGCAGGAAATTGGAAGTTTTACACCTCGTCCTTTTGCAACTGGAATGCATCAATATACCAAATTGAAGAAGCGTCGTGCTAAAAAGACAAAGTAAAGTAAGCATCAAATATTCGTCTTGAATATTTCCTAGAGTTAGAAGTATAAAACAAGATGGCTACGACGAATCCATTCCTAACCCCTCTAGTCGAGCAGGTTGTCCCTTCCGCCGTGTCCCTCAAGGACAAGCTCACGCATGCTGGTGTCGGTCAGTCTCGTTATGAGGGTCTATACACCCCCATCACAGGAAGCGGTGGTTACTCCGCTGGAGGTTCAGGCACGAAGCTCATGACCTTCAAGCTGACTGGTGCTGACTACACGGATCTTTCCACGCTGATGCTCTCGATGCTGGTTGCCCCTGATGTCTCTTCAGCCAACTACTGCATTGAGGAGGGCATTCTGTCACTTTTCCAGCAGGTTACGCTCCGTGTAGGAGGCGTACAGTTGGCGACCATCACGGACTTCCCTGCAGTCTACAATGTTCTCGTCGGTCAGGCGATGCCGAAGGCGGTCTATGAGAACGATGGACCTGCACAGGGTCTCTGGAAGTCGAACCCCAACCTGCTCGGCACTCTAGCGGCTGCTGGTGCGGTCAGCGGTTACCAGTATAATCATCCTGGCGGTGGCGGTGGCGGTGTTGCTGGTGCGTTGAGTGCGTATGACGACACGAAGCACATCTCTGCTCGTATCACTGCGAACCAGTGGTTCAGCGGTGTCGGTCGTTTCTACAATGTTCCGCTCGGCTTCCTGTTCTCTGGACTCTCTACTTACTTCCCTCTCCGCAATGTGTCCAACATTGAGATTGAGTTCCTGCTCCAGTCCAGCGTGAATGCATGCATTGTCCCAACTGCCCCAGTAGCGTATGGTTCGGCTGCTCCTGGCTCTGCTCCTGGTCAGCTGAATGTAAACGAGGCTGAACTGCGTGTAGACCATGTGCGTTGCTCCCCTGACCTGTATGCCCTAATGGACAGCGAGATTCGTGAGGGTTCAGGTGTCACGATGGCGATGGATCTCCACACGCACATCCCTTTCTCCCAGTCTGCTGGCTCGGCTTCGACGACTTCCGAGAAGGCTCTCCAGACTGCCCAGAGCATTCGCTTCCTCCGTAGCATTTCCGTCATTACTCGCCCAACGGCTTTCCTCAATGACCCTACTTGCTCCAAGTCCGCCTTTGGCAACCACCAGTTTGGTCAGTTCCGCTGCCTCGTCAACGGTATGTCTTACCCCCAAGTCCCAATCTCGAAGAACTGGGATGCTTATCAGGAAGCCAAGAAGACGCAGAACAAGCTCGGACACCTCACAGGCGACAGCGTCACGACTTACGACAACTGGGCTGGTCCTTCGCTGGTACAGGAGGTTGCCTCCATCGGTGGATCGCGTGATGGCACATGGTGGGGTTCAGCCCCTGCGGATGATGCTCGCTTCATCCCCTCCATCAACTTTGAGACTTTCCTCACGAGCCGTGACAGCGACCTAGATGGCGTGAACCTTGCCGAGTCTGCTGGTTCGCTCGTGGAGGTTCGCATTACGAATGCTCCTGCGACGGCGGTCTGGACGAGTGGAACGGCGGTCACTCCTACGGCTGCGAATGCGACCTTCGGTGTTATCCTACACCACACTGGCATCCTCGCCAT